TATAAACCAAACTTAAAAGAATATGGAAAATAATAAACTTTTTAGAGCAGTGGAGAGATCCACCCAAGATATACCTATTATCATCGATAGGGGTAACTCTGGGAGATGGGCTATCCAATCCCAGAAAACTAAATATGTAAATGGTAAAATGTCTGGAGTTATTGGTGTTGGATATACTGCTAGCATCAATAACTCTGACTATCTTTTAGAAGAAGACAAGAGTAACAATCAGATTCAGATTACGGCATTAGCCGATAGTACTTCTGGAACTTGTGTACTTACTCAAAACGAATCTGGAAATATAATTAATCTTAAGATTACTACTCCCGAAGAAAAAGAATACTGGGAAATACGTTTTAATCCTATAGACACAGATCTTTTTTTTTATACTATCACCAATATTAGTGGCGAAGATGGACCTATGGCTAATGGTACCCTATATAGGGATTGGGTAGTAAATCCAAATAGATATGCTATTAATGTCTATATTTCTAGTATACCTATGGCTAGTATACGCCAAGTAAATTCCGACATACTATCTTGGTCCTGCCTCGATAAGAAGGGTAGGGCTTTTAGTCCTAATTACAATCTACCCGATAACCAATACTTTACAACAAAAACAACTGGATTGGGTTCCTATACTCTTACAAAAGTTTCAACTCCCCCTGTTAGCAATGATACTCCTATACTCTCCAGTAGGTTTAACCCCACTAAAAAATATCCATTAGATTTGAATTTTTATTGGGCAAATCAAAAGCCAACTTAATACCCGTATTAAGATAATATCCCAATTATAAAAGCAATTACCCAGAATATAAGAGCCAGTGTATATGCAACAGAATACCTATGCCAGGGATACCAGCAAGTAATATAAGAATCTACTTTTAGTATTTCTGGATGTTCTTCCTCGTATTTTTTATCCTCTTCTCTAGAACTGTATTTATGAAATACATAGAAGGGTAAGAATACGAGGAAAATTATTAAAGCAACTGGGAACAAGAGTAGGAGAATTATCTCCCACCCTTGCATTGATGTCCCAGCATAATTACCATCTCTGTCAAAAAAGTATCTCATAGTAATTTGTATTTTATGTATCTGATTAATAGATAAATTGGAAATAGAGGTAATACTATCCATACCGAGATGAATAAAACGAGAGAGTGTATTTTGTGAGTATAGGGTAAATAATCCAAGCAAGCCCTTACAAAAAATACCGTGAATGGCAAACATACCAAATAAATTATTGCTAATACTGTAGTCATTGTTCTTTGAGGTATTTGTTAATAATCTTGGTAAGCTTCTTATCAAATTCAATCATCATATCGAAAGCTTTCGAATCTTTCATACTTCTAATTTCCTTATCAAGGAGTTCTATGTTTCTCTTGATTGAGAAATAAGCCTTGTATGCAAGGAATACTCTTTCATTTTCTTCGGTGAGTGGAAGAATTTCCCCCTTTTGCCCATCCAATCTTGGATATGTATCATCAGGACCTAAGGTTCTTGCAACTTTTACTCGGTTACTGAGCATTGCGAATCCACCTTTTTTATCGATAGATTCCACTGTAACTTTCTCAATGATGGGTCTTCCAGATAATGTGAAGAGAACCTCATCCCCCTCTTTGAGCTTTTTGATTTCTTTCTTTTCTTTTTTCATATCTTTATTTATTAAGAATTTTTCTTTATGCAAATATACGAAATTATTTCTTATTTATTGCATTATCTATTTTATTTTTTATAAATTCATAGGCATTGCCCCGGTAATCTTCTAGCATTTTGTATTCCTGTGGAGATAGAAATACCCCATTTACTTTAAAAGCATCTCTTAGATGCTCCGGTATAGTACCTTGGTGAGTGATGTTATTATAACGGATGATGAAAAGTTTCTCTCGGTCTTCATCAATAACTCCCAGAGTGTTTACTGGTTGTAGTTTAGTTTGGTAAATTCCCCCAAAAGCAGAAGGTACCATTAAAATACTTCCCGGTACTCTAGTTGTCCAATGAGAATAATCGGGAGTAATTACCGCAATTTTACCCTCTTTCTCAAGCTCTTTATCATAAGCTAATCGATTAAACCAAAAAGCACATTTAAAACAAACTTGTTTTCTTGCCATAAGTTGGGGAATCTCTCTAGTTTCATCGAATTCCTCTAAATTAATTGGTTTGCCACATATCTGGCACTCATTTTTCTTGTCCATATTGCATTATTTTATAAGTTATATATGATAATAGAACCTCTAAACATATTGAAAATGGGTTATAAGCAATACTTTTGTTACTAAAATTGAACCATTAAAACTGATAAGTTATGGATAAACTAACAAATGAAATGATTAAAGACCTTGCTATTCGCTTAGGTCTAGAACCTGCTCTATTGAAAGCTGTTCAATTGGTAGAATCAGCAGGTAGAGATGGGTTTTTAGCTGATGGTAGGCCTCAAATCCTCTTTGAGGGTCACATTATGTACAAAGAAGTACATAAGAAATTCCCTGACAGAGATTTAGCTTACCTTTGTAAGAGATATTCTACGATTTTCTTCCCTAAATGGGATAAATCGAAGTATTTGGGAGGTGTACACGAGTATAAGAGACTCGAATTAGCCAAAGAAATTGACGAAGAATGTGCATTGAAGTCTGCAAGTTGGGGAATGTTCCAGATTTGTGGGTTCAATCACAACCTCTGTGAATGTAAAGATGTCTTCGAATTCGTTCATAAGATGTCGGAATCTCATGCAAATCAACTAGAACTCATGTATTATTTCATGAAAAACTCTGGTTGTTTGAGTAATCTCAAAGAAAAGGACTGGGCTGGCTTTGCCAGAAAATACAATGGTCCTGGGTATGCCCAGAATGCCTACGACCAAAAACTAAGAAATGCTTACGAAAACTTCAAAGATAAATTATGAAAAGATGTCATTTTAACAGCTGGGTAGCAAAAGTATTTCTTTTCCCCAGTTACAAAGCAATTACTCTGGTGTATAACTCATTCTTCAAACACAAAATAGAAGAGTGTAAACCTGATGATATCAATCATGAGTGTATTCATCAGATACAGCAGATTGAGTGTAGTATAGTGGGCTTGGTACTCGGTATCATACTCTGGTTATCATTTGGTATATCCTTTTGGTGGGTAGTAGCTCTGACTTTTGGATTCTTCTACCTTTGGTATATCCTCGAATACATAATCATCCTATGCTTTGCCAAGTGGGATAAACAGAATGAAAGGTATCATGATGTAAGTTTCGAAGAAGAAGCTCACAATAATGATAAGAATCTGAGTTATCTTGAAGACCGTAAGCCATTTGCTTGGATTAAGTACATTAAATTGAGAAGCTACAAGAAATGAAAAAACTAAGGGTATTGGGAGTGTGCGCTGGACAGGGTGCACTCCTGTTCCCTTTTAAGAAAAACTTGTTAGGGAACATAGAGATAAGGGGAGTATTCCACACTCCGGGCGAAGAACAATGGAAATTAAACTTTGGAGATATACCGTTTTACAAGGGCTTTTGTTTACAAGAATTCGATGAGAAAGTAGACATAATTATATCAAGCCCCGATTGTGGAGCAGCCTCAGTAATGAGGTTATCTAAAGTAAAAGAATTAGGCAATCCAAAAGATAACCGTAGTCTTAATCTAGTAATTGCATCAATACTCGAGTATAAACCCAAGATATTTCTTATAGAAAATCTACCAAGACTGCTAACCTTGCTTCCCAAGGATTTCTTTGAGGAAACATTCAAAGACTATAAATTAATTTTTCACGAAAGGTCAGTTTTAGATTACGGAAACTCACAGGAGTCAAGGAAGCGATTACTCATCATTGGAGTACATAAAAAGACTGGTAAGAAATACTTGAATGCTTTTGATGAAGTATTTCAAGTAAAAACTCCAACAACTACTAGAAATCTACTTAAACCACTCACATTCTCTCAGAAAAATAATACTAACCAGATTCCGTTTATGAGTAAAACTCTGGCAATGTATGATTATCGAAAGCTTCCAGAGAAGAAGAATCTCACAGTAGCAAAGATACATAGGCTCTGGGTTAGGGATTTCAAGAATGAAAAGAAGTGGCCTATCAAAACTGCAAAGATGAGTACTCTTCCAGGAGTGTATAGATTGGAGTATGATAAACCTCCCTTAACTCTCAGACCTGCAGATAGGCAATTTAGACCCGATGGCTACCCTTTGGGAATAGAGGATTTCAAGGCAATTATGGGATTCCCCGATAAATTCGAAATTTACCTTCACAAAGATGGTGATACCTTCGAGGGTGATTTTAAGGATTACCATTACTGGCTTAACAAGGCAAGGTACACAATTGCCAAGGGTTCGGTTTATGAGGTAGGGATTTGGTTCAAAAAATGCCTCAAAAAGGCAAATATCTAAGAACCTTGAGTTTCAGCTTTATATATAAAGTCTTATATATAAGTTTCTGAGGTGCCTTGAAATATATAGATATATAATATACTACGTATATATATCTATATATTTATCTGCGTATATATAGCTATTCATATATCATATCGTAAGTAGTATATTTGGATATTATCTCACTTCGTTCGATAAAGGTAATCGCTAAGCGATTACCGAATAGATAGTATCATTAAAGCGTGCGAACTTCCTAAAATTTTTGAACATGAAGAATTTAAAAAGGGCCTTGTTCATTGTACTTCTAGGATTTACTATTTACCTTTGCTTCAGGAATTACAAACTTTCTCAAGAGGTTGATTCCTTAGAACTAGCGGTCAATGAAATCCCAGATACAGTATACACAGAGAAACCCTTCAAACCAGAGAAGAAGTACTCAGAAAAAGTTGAACCAGGTAAAATCTTAGTTCATGATAATAAGCAGCCAACTCTCTTTCCTGATTCCATGCTAAGGCAGCCAGTTATCAGTAACCAAGATTCCCTGGTTCAAATTGTTTTGAAGAAAGATAAGTTGAACTTAAGTCTGTTCAATAAGGAGACTAACACTTATTCAACTAAACTATTCCCAATCGACTTAGATAAGTACAACTACAACTGGTATGAAGGTCAATTAACTCGAAAGAAAGTTGCAAGGTTATCACTTAGCCCATACGTCTATGGCAAATACAGACCTTTCAATAATTTCTTCGATATGGGAGCTGGTCTTTCAATCAAGACTAAGAGATTTAATTACAAATTCGGAGTCAATACCTTTTACTATCCGAAGATAAAATCTGGTATAGGTACTGACATCGAATTTCAAATAACGTATAACTTTTAGATATGGCAAAGACTATCTCAGAAACTAGAACTACATTAACTCGGGAAGAGCTATCAAACTTATCCCGAGTTTCTAGTGATGTTTTCTTTTTTAGCCTTTTTTGCTATGTGATACATCCAGTAAGAGGAAAGGTAAGATTTGATTTATACCCATTTCAGAAATCAGTTCTCTACAATTTCATTGCCCAACGATTCAATATCATTCTCAAGTTCCGTCAGGCAGGAATTACAGAACTTATTTCAATGTACTGTCTTTGGTTGGCGATGTACCATCCCAACAAAAAGATAAACATTATCTCTATCAAAGACACAACTGCTAAGAAGGTGCTTAAGAAGATTAAGTTCATGTACAAGAATCTTCCATGGTACCTTCAAACTCCCATAATCAATGGTAGAGCTGGAGAATACGGTTCTGCTTCCATGATAGAATTTGATAATGGGTCATTTATTGAATCAATTCCGACATCATCCGAAGCCGGTCGTTCGGAATCCCTTTCTCTTCTGGTAATTGACGAGGCAGCAGTAGTAAGATGGGCTGCTCAAATTTGGGCTGCTGCATTCCCTACTCTTTCCACTGGTGGAGCTGCCATCGTCAATTCCACTCCCTATGGAGTTGGTAATTTCTATCACTCAACTTGGGTAGATGCCATTGCAGGAGGTAATCCTTTTAACCCAATTCGATTATACTGGCAAATGCACCCAGAACGAGATATCAATTGGTATAACCAAATGTCTTCTGCTTTGGGAGCAAAACGAACTGCACAAGAAATTGATGGTGACTTCTTATCATCTGGTAATACAGTCTTCGACTTAGCCGATATTAAAGCTATCGAAGACTGCCTTAGTGATTACCCAGTTATTAAGAAGAGATTTAATGGTCAATACCGACAATTCTGTGAACCCGAATCAGATAAAGAATATTTCATTGGTGCAGACGTTTCAACTGGTAGAGCTTCTGACTACTCTTCATTTACTTGTATGGATAAGCTAGGAGAAGAACAAGTAGTATATAAGGGAAGAATGGCAGTGGGAGCTTATGCTAAGTTACTTGGTGATACTGGGAAGTTGTTTAACTGGGCAGTAATAGCTCCAGAATCCAATGACGTTGGTTTATCAGTAACTTCTAAGCTTCAAGACGAAGGCTACCCTAACCTTTACTACTACCAGAAGATGCTAAAGAAAAAAGGTAAAAGTAGACCTGAAATGGATAAATCCCCTGGTTGGTTAACCACCCAAAAGAATCGTTCAGTGATAATAGAAAACTTGGAAGAAGATATTCGATTAGATCACGTAATCATTAAGGACCCATTCTTTGTACAAGAAGCTTATACCTTCATTTATGATGGTTTAGGTAGACCTGTTGCAATGGGTAAACATAGGGCTAACAATTCAGCTGTAGATGTAGACCTTGAAGGAGATGTATATGCCGATGATGATATCTTTGGAAAAGCAATATGTAATCACATAAGGAAAGGAAAAACTAACGTAATCGTACAACCAAGATGAAAAAGTACTTCAATTTTAGTTGGGGTTGGGGACGTAAGAAGGACCCTCCCAAGAATGGTACATCCTCTAATAAAGAGGAGAAGCCTGCCACATCGATTTCGCCTGGTAGGGTTTCAGTTGACGATGATAGCGATAACTTAATTACATCATTACAAGGGTTGACTAAATTAGTTGAACCCTCTTTTCGTGTTGATGTGATACCTTTAATTCGGGATTTATATAAAGTAAATCCTGATATGGGCATCGCATTGCAAGATATGTTTAAGTTAGCTAACACCAGTCATACAGTAACTTTCCCTAATAATACCGATGAAGAGGCTTCAAAGATGAGAGAACATCTTAAGAAAGCCACCAAGGGATGGACCAGATATACTGCTGGTATAGATGGTTTAGTTAACAAAATGATTGTTCAACTTCTTGTAAGTGGGGCAATATCTGTAGAAGGCGTACCAAATGACAAGCTTGATGGATTGGCTACTGTATTATTCCTTAAACCAGAGCATATCAAGTTTAAACGGGAATTAAATGGGGTGTATGCTCCTTACCAAAAGAATATGAATTTCTTTGTTAAGCAACAAGATTACATTAAGCTTAACCCAGAAACCTATTTCTATGTTGGTATGTTCAATGATACGGATGAACCTTATGGAGTTCCTCCATTTATGCCTGCATTGGATTCTCTCAAGGGTCAGAATGATATGAAGGTTAACTTCAAACATATCATGGAGATTTGTGGTATGGTTGGTTTCTTAGAAGCTAAGATGCAGAAATCTCCACAAAGACCGAATGAGAGTATAAAAGCTTATGAATCCCGATTATACCATGAACTTAATATCCTTAAACGTAATGTTAAAGAGGGTATGAAGGATGGAGTAGTTGCTGGTTACATAGATGACCATGAATTCAAACTAAATTCTACTACTAAGGAGCTCGGTAATATCGAGAAGCCTTGGAATATGAACCAACAATCTGTAGCAAATGGGTTGGGAGTTAATGGCTCTATCATTGGGGTATCATCTACTACTGGTGAAGGTGCAACTGGTATAATGCTGTCTAAGATGATTAGCCAGTTAAAAAATATCCAAATGCTTGTAGCTTATGTATTAGACCGACTTTATTCTCTAGAACTGCGTCTGGCAGGATTTAATAATAAGGGAATGAAGATTGATTGGGGAACTTCTACAGTTTCTGATGAAGTTAAAATCCAACAAGGTCTTCAGTATAAGATACAGAACCTTGACTTATTGTATAAGGCTGGTATCATTAGTCAAGAGCAATATGCTTGGGCAATGGGTTATGATTCTCCTGATGAGAAAGAACCAAGAGTTTCACTTGAGGACCAATTTGCTAAGGGAGGTAATACAGACCCCCAAGAAGGAACTAAGAAGAAACAAAGGCAAGATGATAAAAACCAATCTGCTCGTAGGTCAAGAGATAAGAATAACCCGGCTCCTTCTCGAGGAGACCAAAATACTAAAGCAAGATGAGTAAATTTACAAAGAAAAACAAAGAGCATCTTGATTCTATGGTGATAGGTCAAGGCCATACCATTATGGCTGGGTATATCCCAGAAGCAGTGGGAGCCAAGGCTTTCTCAGAGAATTATTACAAATGGAAAAATCCTACACCGGATTCCATTGCTCAATTTGGGTTTTGGGGAGGGGATATAGATTATAATACTTACTATCCCAACCTAGACAAATCGGAACTAACTCCTAAGGACGAAGAGTTTATCGAACCAATGTTCAGATTACTTTCAGAAACGATTGTATCTAAGAATTGGAACCCGACAGACTTTAGTCAGAATGGAGTACTAAAGGCTTCTATGAAGATGTTGCTTGGTCAAACAGTAAACTGTGACCATGAAACAAACATCGGTAATGCTATTGGAGCTGTATCACAAGTAATGTGGCAGGAATCTTATAAAGACGGTAGCTTTACTATACCAGCAGGTATCAACGGTATTCTGAAGATTGATGGTAAGGCAAATCCAAGAATTGCTCGAGGAATTCTTATGGAGCCACCCTCAATTCATAGTAATTCGGTTACTGTACAATTTAAGTGGGATAAATCCCATCCCCAAATGGAAGATAACGAATTTTATCAGAAACTGGGTACTTATGACTCTAAGGGAGTTATGGTACGTAGAATTGTTACTGAAATTGTTCGTTACCTTGAGACCTCACTAGTTTCACATGGTGCTGATTCATTTGCCCAGAAAATTGGTTCGGATGGTAAAATCATTAACCCAACCTTTGCCAAAAGAACTTGGGCATCTTATGAAGAATACAGAGATGATAAATCGAAGCAATACTTCTTTACTGATTATAAATCAGATTTAACATCATATCAAGAAAAGAACGATACTCAGGGTTCTTTTAATGATAATGATGCCAATGATAATCATTCAAATAAAAATAACATGAACGAAGAATTACTAAAATTTCTTGAAAGCCTTTTCGGGGATAATATGCTTACCCTGGAAGAAGGTAAAGAGATGAATCAGGAAAATGTAATTGCCTGCATTCAGACTTTGGTATCATCCAGAAACGAATTGCAAACTTCGGTAGATAATCTTACTACAGAGAAAACTTCTCTTACGGAACAGATTACCAACTTGAATGCCGAAGTAGCTAACTTGAAGGAAATGGCAACCGTAGGAAAGAATCACATTGCTTCTCTCCGTGAAAATGCCGTAGAAACCTACAAGAAGTTGATGGGTGATAAGGTAGATGAGACAATCGTTACGATGCTCAATGCCGAGACTACTGGTATTACTACTCTTATTTCCTTGACCAAGGATTACCAAGCTCGCTTGGAAGAGAAGTTCCCTCTCACTTGCTCAAAATGTGGTTCTAAGGACGTCAACCGTGCTTCCTCAATTGCTGAGGATGATACCGAGGGTAAAACTGGAACCCAGGGTACTGATACCCAACGGAATTCAGAATCTCCGAGTACTAAGAATGTAATCGATAACTTGTATCGAAACAAAATCAAATAACTAATATAAATAATCCGCGTTATGGAAAAAACTAAAATCGTAAACGACCCTCAGCAACTTACTCTCTTTGGGGAAAGAACCCCGAGAGCGGTGATTTACAAAAGTGAGTCACACAAATTGCACCAGGCTTTCAATGTTAAAGCTGGAGAGAAAATCGTACAGGGTATGCCAGTGGCTTTGAATGAAGAAGGTTTGATTTACCCTTGCACTGATACAGCTACTCAAGTTTATTTGGGTGTAGCAGTAACGGATAACGTTAACCCTGCTTATCAACCTCAAAGAAATTTCCCGGTAGAGGTAACAGTAGCTATGGAAGGTTACATGATTTGTAACTGGGTATCAAACGGAAATATCGACGCCGGCTATGTAACTCCCGATGGAACATTGCTTAACGATAGATTCGTAAAAGCTAACCAAGCAACTTCATCCCAGTTCATTGCCCTTAATCCTGCAGAAGAGGCAAACGAGGTAATTCAAGTACTCATCAAATAAGAGAAAAGAAGTTATGGAAAATAAAATAGATATTACAAAGTTGAAGGCTCAGGATTTTATGAATGAGCTGCCGGAAATGGTAAGAAGCTTGGAAGCTGTTCGTTCCGGTTCACAGGACAAGAAGCCTGTAGAGGTAACTTTTGGAGAATTGGTTACCGGTAAATGGGGTATTTCAGAAGATGAACTTTTTGAAAAGATGGGCATCAATCCAAAAGTGGACACGATGCAGAACATCTTTACAATGCCTCAACAGAATGTTCGTTGGATTGTTCCGGAAATCATCCGTGCTGCTATCACATTGGGTATGCGCCAGGCTCCGTTCTATCCGAACATCATTGCATCTGATCAACCCATCAATGGTTTACAAGCAATCATGCCAATGGTTAACATGTCGGATGCTGCCCCTGCAAAGGTTAATGAGGCAGAAACTATCCCATTGGGTGATGTTAGCTTCGGACAGAAATCAGTTAGCCTCTTCAAAATCGGAAAAGGTTTCAAACTTACTGATGAAGTTCGTAACTATGTTTCGCTCGATGTCTTGGGAATCTACCTTCGTGATTTTGGTGTTCAGTTGGGTTATGCTCTGGATACTCTGGCTATGGACGTTGCTATCAATGGTAACAACCCTGATGGCTCTGAGTCTGCCCCAGTAATCGGTGTATACGAAACAACTAATGGTATCACTTACAAAGACCTTCTGCATATTTGGGTACGTGCTGCTCGTATGGGACGTAACTTCCAAACTATGATTGGTGGTGAAGACCAGGCAATCGAAATGCTGAACTTGCCGGAATTCAAGGATCGTCACTCTGGTACTACAGAAGCTACCCTGAATGTTAAGTCTCCTGTTCCCAAGAATGCTGACTTCTACATTCACCCGGGTACACCCGACCAACAGTTGCTGTTGATTGATACATCTGCTGCCTTGATTAAGCTTACTGCTCGTCAGTTGATGCTTGAATCTGAAAGAATCGTTTCTAACCAGACTCAGGCAATCTATGCAAGCTTGACTACTGGCTTCTCTAAGATGTACCAGGATGCAACTCTGTTGCTGGCTGCTGACAAGAAGTTCTCAGAATTCGGTTTCCCCGAGTTCATGAACGTAGACCCATATTTGATGGTTAACCTAGAATAATAAGGGACGCCCGGTTTCATCTACATAAATTCCCTGAGAGGGTAGGTAACTAAAAAGACCTATCCTCTCTTTAATCATTTTTAAATCTTAGGAAATATGGCTAAAGATAAATATACAGTAACTGTGGGACCAAGAGCTTACAGTTTTCATGACCAATCAACTGGTATTACCGTTTGTAGAGGAGAAGACAAGGAACTCTCTCGTCGTCAATTCCGTGCACCAAAGATTCAGAAGGCAATTGCCTCTGGCCATCTGATTATCATTGCTGATAAATCAGAAATCGAAAAGTATTCAGAGGCCGACATCGAAAAGTTGGATAAGAGACTGAATGCTCAGTTCAAGAAAGGCATGACTCTTGAAAAACTTGCAAAGGGCTATTCCCTGGAAGAACTGAAACTGGTAGCAGGTCTTCATGAAATCGTTGCCGAGAAAGATGATACAGTAGAAACACTTATTCAGGCTTTGCTGGAAGAATTCGAATCCTCTTCTAAAGGGTAATATATGAAAATTACATAAGACAGACTAATATGAATAACAATCTGGACTTTTTGTACGTTACGTCAGGTCTGGAAGTTTCATTCAGAGTCATATCCAAAGTCCCGGCCAAATCCATTTTTGACTGGGACTTTGGCGATGATAAGGGAGAGGTTTTCAATGGTGGAAGACATGTTTCCTATTCTTATGAAACTCCAGGTTTCTATACAGTAACATTACATGTAACTAACTCAAATGGTTTAGATATCACCGTAGATAAGACTCTGGTAGTTTGTGATTATGGACATACGGCATTAGCCGATACAATATATAACTTAATCGACCACTACATTCCTTCAGAGATATCGGATGGAATGACCAGGGGAGATAAATCTATCTACATCACTAAATGGCAATATTATATTGGTCCTCTAGTAAATCACCAAATTCCTGCAGATAAATACACCGATGAATTATGGTATGAAGCACTAGAAAACCAATTAATAATGGAATTGGCTGCCTGGGATTTTCTCAATGTGAAGATACTTAATCTATTAACAAGTACTTCCGAATACTTAAGTCAATTAACCTCTACCAAAGAACAAACTGGTGATGGTACTTCTAAACCCGAACTTGCCCGAGGTGATAGGATAAAACAAATCACTACTGGGCCTACTGAAGTGCAATATTATGATACCTTGGCAGATGCTACAAGTTCCCTATGGAAAACACTTTCTCAAGCAATGCAACCAGGTGGATTAATAGATGAATTAAGAAAGAACCTTTGTATGTTAGCTTCACGATTGGAAATCTACTTACCGTTCTGTGATGAAGTATTTAGAACCGTAGTCCCAAAAGTAGTTAACAGAAGGCAACCTGGAGTATTAGATGGGCCAAATCCAAGTGCTCCAGTGAAAGGTGGTAAGAAATCAATTCTAACTAAGTTATGACAAAAGAACCCTGGAGAATGGTAAAGAACCGCTCTTGGGATAGATACAAGAAAATTATCACTGACTTCTTAGATTGGGATGCTGGTAGGCAATCCATAACCTGGGCCAAACATGTTAATCAGCTTCTCAGTCATGCCGAAGACAGTATACCTAAATATTATAACATCCAAATCGAGGCATTATGTTACTACAATGCTTTCAGAAACTGGCCTATCAATAAGGCAACAGTCTCAGGAGAATTGGATGATGAAAACTTATCAATACTAATTTCTAAATCTTATATAGAACAAATCGGTTATCTTACACCGGAGGGTTATTGGGATTTTAATTGGGAACAAGATAGGTTTGTAATTAATGGTATAACGTATAAGCCTTCTGGAGATACTCAGACTGCTCAGGCAAAGGATGAGGCTTTAGTTTTCATGATTATCCTAAAGAGAGACCGAGATACCAAAGTTGAATTTGTAGAATAAAAATAAAGTATATGGCAAAGATGTTAGTACTGAGGTGGACACCAATTACTACAAACAGTGGAATTTGGTTTGATAGTAATCGGGTTATCCTCAATGGTACCTCTGGAGTTCATATTGAAATGAAAGGTAATGGCAATGATGTAACGGCATTTCAATCGATGACCGGAAACAAATTTGTCACCTGCTTTCAAGATTACTTCGGGGATATCTGGGATAAAATAATACCTCATCCTGGTATAGGCCAGGTAATAAAGTTCCGTGTAAATAGGCTTCCCGATTATGCTTGCATACGGGGAGATATTGAGGACGGTGGAGATGTAGACCCCGAAAATCCGGATGTACCAATGAATGCCTTCTGTGGTTCAGAGGGAGAACCATTCAGGGATATCGATTCTGAATTCTTACTGGGTCGTCAACGTGCAGTAATTAATCCTTAAATTTTATAAAATATGTATGTAAGTAAGTATTATACCTGCGAAGAAATAGACCAGCGATTATTACAGGGTTACTATGATGACTTTGTTAAAGCTGGCTTTGGAGGAACCATAAATGAGTTCTGGGCCTTCGTACTTTCTATCAAGAATAAGGTAGATAAGAAAGAAGGATACGACTTATCGAAAAATGATTTTACCGATGAGTTGAAGGCTAAACTTGATGGCATCGAAGAACATGCAAATTACATCACTAAAGTTTCTCAGCTTGAGAATGATTTGAAATATCAAACCGAGGAAGAAGTTAAACAGATGATTAGTGATTTGGTTGATGGTGCTGATGATGCCCTTGATACTCTTAAAGAGTTGGCAGAAGCATTGGGCAATGACCCCAACTTTGCAACTACCATCACTAATAAATTAACCGACCTTCGTACTGCTTTAACCGAAGAGGTTAATCGTGCTAAGGAAGCCGAAGCTGCTCTGGGTGCTGCAGTAACTGCAGTTCAGGATAACCTAGAATATGGGTTAGACCAAATCAATAAGAAGATTGATACCGTTAAGGCAGACTTAAAAGCTGAAATCGACAGAGTTGAGAAGAAGGTAGATAAGAATGCTGAAGACATCAAAGACCTTGAAGATAAGGTAAATCAAGGTAATGATGAACTTGAGAAAGAACTCAAGGACCTTATTCAAAAGGAAAAAGATGAACGTATCGCTGCCGATAATGAGATTAAGGAAAGTGTAAATGAACTTAAGACTCTACATATCAATGATAAGGCCGCACTCGAGGCAAAGATTGCTGAAGAAACTGCAAATCGTACCAATGCAGATACCGTACTGGATTCTAAGATTAATGAAGAAATCACTAATCGCCAGGCTGATACTTTAGCTCTCCAGGGTAAGATTGACCAAGAGAAGGTAGACCGTCATTCTGAGGACCAAGTTCTTCATAATGAAATCTCTAAAGAGGTAACAGACCGTACCAATGCAGACAATGCTCTTCAAGGTAAAATTGACCAAGAAGCTCAAGCACGTACTGTTGCAGACCAGATATTACAGAACAATATAGATTCAGAGGCCACTACTCGTGCTGCTCAGGATTTAGTTCTCGAACACAAAATCGAGGATATAAAAGAGCAGGGTGTAGAAGACAAAGAACAATTGCTTAATGCTATTGCTGCCGAGGCTGCTGCTAGAGAAAAGGGTGATAAAGGCCTTGATGCTAAGAAGGTAGATAAACGTGAAGGTTATTCTTTGACTAAGAACGACTTTACCGATATACTCAAAGCTAAATTGGATGGCATAGAAGAAAAGGCAAACTATATTACCCATCTCTCTCAGCTTATAAATGATGCCGGTTTCCAAACTGAAGAGGAAGTAAATGCGGCTATCCAAAAGATTATTGGTTCAGCACCTGAAGTACTTGATACTCTTAAGGAAATTGCTGATGCCCTTGGAAATGACCCCAACTTTGCAACTACTATCACTAGGAAGTTGGCTGCAATTACAGAACAGGTTAACCAAGAAATCGAAGACCGTATTGCAGGGGATGAGGCAAACAGTGCTGAAGTAGCTGCTGAAGTTCAAGCTCGTAAGGATGCAGATACTGCCCTTGAAACTAAACTGAAAGAATACGTAGACAATAAGTCTGCTACTGGAGATGCTGCACTCGGGGTTGTAAGAGATAACCTTAATAAGGAAATCCAAGACCGTAAAGATGCCGATGCAGTAATTCAGGCTAACTTGGATAAGGAGATTGCCGAAAGAAAGACTGCTGATGAAGCATATACTCAAAGTCTGGCTAACGTTAACCAGCGTATCTTAGACTTGGCTTTGAGTATGCAAGAGTCTATCAATACTTTGCGTAATGAGCTTACTGAGCAGGTAAATGCCAATACTACGGCAATCGCTACTAACCAACATAATATCGAAAGAAATTCAGAGGCAATCACAAACTTAACTAAGACTGTAGGGGATAACTACAAGGAAGTTAAGGGTATGATTAACGAGGAAATAGTTGACCGTACCAATGCTGATAGTGCTTTGAGTTCTCGTATCGATACTCTCAATATTAACCTTAATACTGAGAGTGTAGAAAGAAAAGCTGCAGACCAAGTTCTTCAGGTAAATTTGGATAAAGAAGCAGCAGACCGTACTGCAGCCGATAAAGCCTTGAGTACTGAGTTTACGGCTAAATTGGATAATGCTAAGCAGGCTTTGGAATCTGAGGTAGCTAGCCTTAATACTAAGCTTGAACAAGAAAAGGAAAACCGTATTGCTGGTGATAATGCTTTGGGAGTTCGTATTGATTCTCTAGAGGAAGGTAATACCGATGCTATGAATGAATTAAAAGCAAAGGTAAATGCTAATACTACTGCTATTAATGCAGAGAAAGACCGAGCAATTGCCAAAGAGACTTCTCTTGAGGCAAAGATTGATACCAACCTTCAGAACCATAAAGATGATATGGCGGGTATCAACCAAAATATACTTACCGAAAAGAATGACCGCTTAGCTGGTGATACTGAGTTGCAGAATAATATCGATAAGGAAGCTACAGAACGTGCTAACCAAGATACCCTTATCAATAATGCTTTGGCTCAAGAGAAGGCAGATAGAATTGCTGCTGACCAGGCAATGGATGGAAAGAAGGTAGATAAGGTAGACGGTAAAGTACTTTCTTCAAATGACTTTACTGACTTGCTATATGCCAAGTTGGATGGCATCGAAGAACATGCAAATTACATCACTAAGGTATCTGAGTTATTAAACGATTCAGATTTCCAGAGTGCTGAACAAGTAGAGGCAGCTATCCAAAAGATTATTGGCTCTGCTCCAGAGGTACTTGATACTTTGGCCGAGATTGCTAAGGCTCTCGGTGATGACCCCAACTTTGCAGCAACTATGACTGCTAAGCTTACTGAGTTGGAGAATAAGCTTGAAGCTGAAAAGAATCTGCGTGAACAAGGAGATAATACTCTGCAACAGATTTTCACTAACTTAAGTAATACTCTTACTACTACGGTAAATGAGTTGAGAACTTTCGTAACTGAAACTCGTACGGAGCTGTTAACTTCCTTGAATGCTACCAATGCTCTGGTAACTCAGAATGCTGCTAATATTCAACGTAATCTGGAATTGATTCAGGGTATTCAGGATAACATTAATGGTAACTATGCTGCCATTACCGATTTGCTGAATAATGAAATCGCTGCTCGTAAGGCTGAGGATATTCGATTAGAAGCAAAGATTGACCAGAATACTTCTGACTTAAATACAGAGAGAGAGGAAAGAAAGGCCGCAGATAAAGTTCTCCAGGATAACATCGATGCTGAAGAAGCTGCCCGTATTGCTGCCGATACAGCTTTGGGTAAACGTATCGATAAAGAAATTCAGGACAGAACCAATGCTGATACTGCCTTAGATAATAAGTTCACTAACATTACCGATGACCATGAAGAAAGACTGGTAGCTGAAGAAGGTACTTCTGATGCTTTGCCTGATACCATGGTTACTGATGTTAGTACTGTAATCCGAACAGGTACTCAGCTTTCTTTCAAGGTAAAGACTTCAACCAAGGATAATGCAAATAACCAATATGGTGAAGAAGTAGAAGCTACCAAGAACTTACTCCCGGTAACTCAAACTCTTGCAGGAGTTATGTCTGCCGCAGACAAGGTTAAGTTAGATGGGTTAGACCCCAATTCTCTGACGGATATCTCTGCAGCTTCAGATGCTAATAAGGTAACAGTAACCGTAACTAAGGATAACGGTTTGAATGCTGATACTACCGAAACTTTCGATTTGCCTCAGGTATCGGCTACTAAGGCTGGTACGATGACTGCTAAGGATAAGGTTGAGTTAGATAGAATCTCTACGGCTAACTTTGCTCTTGGTGCAGTAACTCCCAATGAAACTACTGTTGGCATAGCTGCTACTAAGACCGTAGTTGAAGATGGTACAGTAGAACAGAATCCTATTACATTGCCTGCCTCTACTGCAGAGAAAGCTGGTGTACAAACTGCAGCAGATAAGAAGCTGTTTGATTCTATACCAGATAATATTATTATCTTATCTGGTGATAAACCAGTTGAGGTAGGTCAACAAAGCAGTCATGTTACTTTAACTCATAATTTCTCTTCTAAAAAAGAAGAGGGTATTTATACTCATGAGCCTGAAGATTATAAGACTACTTATATCCCAGCAGCTACTACAGAGAAAGCTGGTGTAATGACCGCCCAAGATAAAGTTAATCTAGATGAGACATTACCCAATGCTATTGCTCAAGAGGTTCAGGACCGTAAAGATGCTATCGAAGCTTTGGACGGTAAATCAGAAGCCGCTCTTGCTCAAGAAGTAGCTGATAGAAAAGCTGCAGATACTGCTTTAGATACCAAGTTTACTAAAGCTGTAAACGATGAAGCAACTGCTCGTACTTCTGCTGATACTGCATTGGGTGCAAGGATTGCTAAAGAGATTGCTGATAGAACTGCGGCAGACACTGCCCTTGAAACTAAACTGCAGAATAACATTAACACTCTAGAAGCTAAGCATGATGCCTTTGTAGCAACTAAGGGTAAGGCTGATGGCTTTGCTCCATTGGATGGGAAGGGGTTAGTACCTGCTAACCATTTGCCTTCATATGTAGATGATGTACTTGAAGTATATGCTACCTATGATGTAAGCCCCACTGGAGGTCTTACTAATGTTCAATTGTATACGGATGCAGGTCACCAAACTCCCGTAGTTGGAGAATCTGGTAAGATTTATATAAATGTTGCCGATGGTGAACCTCCATACCAATTCCGTTGGTCAGGTACTAAATTCGTAGACAGTAATACTTCGTCTCTTATCATTGGGGAAATTGCAGGTACTGCTTTCGAAGGTAGTAGAGGTAAGCATCTTGAGGATGTGGTATCTAGCATGCCTAAAAATTTAATTAGTAAGGTTTCAATAGCTAACAAAAATAAGCGTAATGTTATTATCTTATGTAACTATTCTGCTACGGATGGTCAAGGGCATTACATTGATAAACCCGATGGGATGGTAATCCCTCTAACCCCAGCCACTACTCAAGAAGCTGGTCTGATGGATGCCGATAGTGTAATAATGCTTAATCAAACCTTACCAGATGCTATCGAAGCTGAACAAGAGGCCCGTATTGCAAAAGATAATGAGATTAAAGCATCATTGGAAACCGTACCAGAAATACTCTTGGCAAAATCTAGTAATGAACCGGGTAGTCTTCTTAATTTAGGTTTTACTACTACTGGCATATCCATTAATTTCTGGTATGCAAAAAAACAGCAGAATGGACATTACCAAGTTAGTGATTCTCAATCTAGTATTTTACTCCCAGCAGCAACTAAGACTACTACTGGTGTAATGACGGCATCCGATAAAACTAACCTGGATAATACCGTACAAGGCTTGGCAAATGAGATTACGGATAGAACCAATGCTATCAATTCTCTTCGTACAGAATTAAAAACTTACGTAGATGGATTGATTGCCGATAAGGGTTCAGATATAACTACCCTGGAAACTAAGGTAAATAACCACATTGCCAATAAATCTAACCCTCATACAGTTACTAAGGCTCAAGTTGGTTTGGGTAATGTTAACAATACATCGGATGCAGATAAACCAGTATCTACTGCTCAGGCTGCTGCTATTGCCGATGCTAAGGCTGCAGGTACTGCTGCTCAAACTTCTATCAATAGCCATGCAGGTAGAAAGGATAATCCTCATACAGTAACTAGAGCTCAATTGGGATTGGCAACTACTGACCAGGTAGTATTTGCTAAGACTACTGCTCCTTCCGGTTTCTGGAAAGAGTCTTCAGATATTCGACTCAAAGATAATATCCGAGATTTGAATCATACTCTAGACCAGATTTGCCAGATACCTACTAAGTCATTTAGTATGCTTGGTAAGGAGGATGAGGGAACTATTGCTCAGAACCTTGAGGGCTTAGGCTTTGGTAAATATGTGGAAGAAGTTCCAGTAGAGAAATCTACGGTACCTAATCCAGAGGAATTCGAAACCTTAGAAATCAATGGAGAAGAATACGTACTCGTAAAACAAGTTAAATACCACAAGATGTCAACCTTGGCAATCGAAGGTGTTAAACTTCTCTATGACGAAATCAAGGCTTTGAAGGCAGAGATTCAGGAACTTAAAAACAAATAACTTATGGGAGAGATAGCAACCTGGAGTGCTGTCAAAAGTAAAGTAGGCCTTGGTAAGGATGGCAATGACTGTCCTACCAAGGCTGAATTGTTAGCACTCTCCCCTACAGGAACAGGGGAAAATTATGTGGGGTTGGAACTATCCAATGCCAGTTCCTATGGAAACAACGAAACAGTAAAGTTAGAGGATATTCATAAGGTAACTTGGAAATATACTTTTACTCTTTGGACAGATACTTTGAATTTCTCGGCTTTAGGCGGAGAACCTACTAATGAGAAGCCTTGGTTTGGGGCTACTTCTACTAGAACTAAATATTTGGATGGTGTAGCTACTAGTACTGTAGAGAATGTTGCATATCATGTTCATTCGGGCAGACCTTCTTGGGTAACTTGGGCAGACGGTACAGGTTGGAGAGCTACCGAGAATCTTGAGTTAACTGCCAGGTCTAAAACTGACGGTACTATCATACAACAAGGTTCAGGTAAAACCTATACTATCAAATGGTATCAGGCAGCAGCCTCTCAATCTTGGAGTTATGGTTGGAGTGTAACACCTACCTCTATGTCTTTTGGGGCTACTGGAGGTACTAAAACCTTTTCAGTTACTTCTTACAAGCAAGAATTAAGAAATGGGCATAATTATGGTAACCAAATAGCTTTAACTTATACTAGAGCCAACTCTGGTAGCGTATCTGGAAGCGGTACTTCTGTAACTATGGGTAATAATACCTCTACCAGTACACGAAGCGGTACGGTAACTTTAACACAAGCTGAAACTAATAGGAAGGCAACTATCAGTTGTTCTCAATCAGCAGGTTATAGAACCTATAGTGAAATCACTGCAAGTGGAGGAAGCGTATCCGATATACCTGCCGGTGGAGGAAGTAGAAGTTCATTCTCAAGTATGCCAACTTATTCTCAGACTTGGGGATGGAATGGTTCTACAACTGGAGGAGGCACAATTACAAGCGGTGCTAGCATTAGTTATGGTACTGCAGTTAGTGCAGGTTCTTTGGGAACTACGGTTAAATCTAGAACCCAGGTAGGAACCCTTACTGGTACCTTATCACTAAATGGTAAAACCAAATCGGTAAGTGTACCAGTATACCAAGCAGCAAATGAACTTACTGGATACACTTATGGCTCTTGGAGTGTAAGCTTAACTGCAAGTTCTTATACCATCGGTAATACTGGAGGTAGTGTAACTTTGTACCCCAGTGCAAGTAGACCAAGATATGCCAATTATACTTCTGGTTCAAATACAAGGGATGGTTCTGATAGTGCTACCCCAAGTTTAAGTACCGATGGTACCTCAGGATTTAGCTTATCAGGTACTACTCTTAGTGCTTCTGCGAATACCAGTACAAGTAGTAGGTCTATCAGAGTTACTGCTTCTCATGGGGGTGCTTCTGATTATGTGGATATCACTCAGGGCGGTGCAAGTGTTGTATCTTATAATTATTATTTTAATTGGGGGAGTGCTCCTGGAAGTCAGACTTCTAAATCTATTACTCATCCAGCTTTGGGAAAAACTGAAGAGGTTCCATTTATCTCTTATAAAAAGAAAGTGATAAATGGTACAGAAACCTCTGATATATATCCGGTAGGAGCAAGTCAAAATGTACCGAGTTGGACTACTGTTAATATAGTAGATAATGGGCTCTCAGTTAAAACTTATGAGAACACTGCTAAATTCTCAAGGTCTGCCACAGTAACAGTAACTCAATCAGAATCTGGTAAGAAGATAACACTTAATATTAACCAGAGTGCTGCAACTATAACCATAGGTTATGTATTTAGTATATACTAGGTTATATACAACACCAGTATTTATTATATGAGAGACCCTAAAAACTTAATTATTAATTTCCTAAAACCAATAAAATTATGGGGTAGCAAAAGATGTTGCCGGTGTTGGTAGAGAAATCCTTAACAACCGTTTCACTACGGAAAGAGGTCTTTGCGATTTGGGTTACAAAACGAATTCGGATATCCGAGATTCTCGTGACCAAATGGGCGCGGGCTTCAACCGTGTTATGAATCGTCTCTGCCACATGGAACACCAACAGTCGGATTGCTGCTGTGAAACCAAAGGCTTGATTAAAGAAGTAAAATCTGACTTGGCTCTTCAGTTGGAACGTTGCTGCTGTGACCTCAAGAATGGCCAACAGGAAATCAAGTGTCTCATCGAGAATACTGCAAAAGACCAGGAGATTGCCCGCCTTAATCGAGTAGTAGATGCTCAGAGAGACCAGAACATTATCAATCAAGTTGTGGCTGCCTTGAAGACCGGTACTACAACGTCAGCTCAGTAATTTAAAATACCGAGATGATTAAAAGGAGTGCATCCGTTTTAGGTGTACTCCTTTTTTCGTTTTAACTCATTAAACTAAGGAATTATGGAACAACAAGAACAACTCACCGAATTTAAGATACAACTAGCATTACCTGCTCCAAATATAGAGGTTGCTCAAGAAGTAGCAAACAAAGCTCGGGTACTCATTAATCAATTTGGATACTATCAATTTCTAAAACTGGTAGACTTCATGCAGAAGAATCCAGGTGCAGTATCATTCGGTTTAAACTTAATAAATAGAAAATGATTATGGAAGAATTGATTTTTCAGAAAGTACAAAAGGGTGATATGATTTTCACCTTAGAGAAAGATCGTCGGTCTGGTTATCCAATCTTTGACCAAGCAAGAGTTTTAAAAGTTGGCGAAAGTAAACCAATGGCCTCAAATGGTAAAGAAGGTTTTGTTAACAGTATTGAATTAGTGATACAAGATTCAATATCTCAAATTACCATTTATTTACCAACTAATGTAAATGAAGGTATTTATAATGGTACCTATTATACTACCAATCTCGATAATATCATTAATGAGGTATCAATGCAGAAACAGAATGCTTTAAATATTTTAAATAACAAAGCCAAATTTGAGGCAGTTGTTTCTGAATGTGATAATATTCTTGGTTTAATTAATAATCGTTCAGAATCACCTCGTAATCCTGCTCCAGATTTCGAAGAATTTAAGTTATCCATGAATGAGAGGTTAACTAACCAAGAAACCCTTTTATTAAGGATTGCTCAAGAATTGGGATTAGATAAACCTAAACAATAATAAGAATTATGCCAAGTAAGTCGGTTAATATTACACTATCGACTCCAATTGGTCCTCTAGAAATATACGTAGATAAACGAGAACAAGCTCGTGCAGAAAGGTTGATTACCAAAACTCCAAGTATCTTAACTAAGGGTTATGCGAAAGGTACAGAAAAGTTTGGCAATCAACTTCTTCGTATAGTAAGACGAAGTTTGAATACTGGTGTTCCCCCAAGAGGTTCAGGAGTATCATGGCCACCACATGCTCCTGGTACCATAAAGAAATATGGAGACCATACCATGCTAAATCTTACCGGACAATATGCCAGGTCAGTTACTTTAGTAAAGGGTAAGAAAAGAACTTTCGTTGGTTTACCAATTGGAATCAAGAAGATTACTTATACTGGTAAGACTTCAAGAAAAACTTTGAATCAGATAGCTATCATGTTAGAGTATGGTAGTAGAGATGGTAATTTACCACCTCGTCCTCTCTGGGCTCCTGCATTTAAGGCTGCTGGTGGAAAAGCTGCCTTACAAAAGGAAATACGTAATGAAGTTAGAAAAGAAATAAGGAGGATTATATAATGGCAGTAGATTTTGAAATATCTTCACTATCAGGAACTGGTACTGCTACCATTCGTGTAAAACCGAAAGCAGTAAATACAGAACAGACCTTAAAAGAGCAGGTCCTCAAGGTAGTAGTTCAGGGTGTAGAAAGGGAAGTAACTCTGATACAACAAAAGGCTGCTCCTAAAGTAGAGACCTGGGGAACTTATTTTAGTATCACTCCGGAAACTACTTCCCATACTTTCGATGGTACTAAAAAGGGTGAGACTTTAGAAATAGGGGTATATAGTTACCAACAGAAGTTTATAAATAATGAGCCTCAAGATGAATACCGTGCTGTAGATTGGAGATTAGAAAGCTCATCCGATTGGTTAGAGGTAACCCAAGAAATTGGGGAAGCTAATGCCGCAGGTAAGCTTACTATCAAAACTAAATCTACTAATCAAAATCACAACCCAAGTAACTATGACCCATTAGAAAGAACTACTACGGTTAAGATTATCTCACAGCAAGAACCTAACCCAGAGATAGTTTTAAATATAACTCAATCTCCAGGTATTAGAACTACTACGTATGGCTTTGAACCAACTCCGAATATACCATTCCCAAACCTTGGTCAAAATACTAGTACTGCTCAGATTAGTAATGTAAAGGGTTATCAGTATTACCTTATCAACGGTACTCAAGTTGCTAAATTTATAAAACAATTTAAGATAACCGATATAAGTAAGACAATAGAGGGTCAACTCCCTGGAGGTATTGGTTCTGAACCAATAACCTTCAAAGTATGGCTTACCGATTATCCTTCAAATATTGCTACTCAATGGGTTAGTGAATTAAATTGTGTTGGTCATTTACAAACCATAATAAGTGGTTTTGGAGGTATTCAGGTAACTTATAATGGGTATATTAATGACAATGGCAATCAAAGTGTTCAGTTAAATATTAGATTAGGACTTTAATGGTAAACTCAGAAGAAATAGTAGAAAGAACTTTTTATATCTCTCTACTTAGTACAATGTTAGAAATGGGTCTTACCTTAAACCCAGAAGACTTCTTACCTTTGTCTCAAGAAAACGAAAAAAGATTTCAAGAGGCAATCAAAGGTATGAAGAAGTTTATACCACTTTTTGGTATAGGGAATAATCAAGTAAAAGGCCCAAAGACTCTCCCAAGAATAACCATAGAACTACAGGGTTATTATGCTGGAGATATTGGTGTGAATAAATACATCATTGGTGATAAACTTGAGGATGGTAATTACCAAGCTTCAGAGTTTCCTTATGAAACTAAGGATATTACCATAGATGTACATCTAGTTTCTCAAACACAAGCCGATATGAGGTTGCTACATACAATCTTATATACTGGCTTACCTGCTAGAGGATACGTGAGACCATACTTCAATGATTTAGAGGAATGGGAAAAGAGCAGGCTTGCTCCCACCGGAAACCTATTCATTGAAATTGGTAATTATTATGACCATCCCGATGTAGAACATGGTATACTTGAGAAGGTATACACTTATGTATGTAAAGACGGTATTCTTCCAGAAAAAGCTTTGGGAGAAGGTACTCTTACACCCATCAAGGATATATCAGTTCTTATTGGATTGTTAGAACAAAACGAAAATGAAATGTTAGAGTTAAAAGTACCTAAGGCATAGGTACAATACTCTAGGGTATAAATTAAACAAGTAATTAACTTTAATCACAATAGAATTATGCCAACTTCACCTCACATTGACTTTAAGTTTAAGAACAACAATGTTCTTCAAACTACTCCCATGTTAGGAGTTTCTTGTGTATTGGCTAGAACTACTAAGGGCCCATACGATGACCCCTCAGAAACCATCTCTACTTTCTCTCAGTTCCAAAGAATCTATGGTTCTGAAATTGTACCAGATGGTTCTGTATCAAATATCGAAAAGGCTTTGCAGGGTGGTTCTAAGCTTCGTGTTATTCGAGTACTTGGCAAGGGAGCTACTCAGGGTACAGTAACTGCTTCTCCTTCTCAGGCTGCGGCAAGAAAAGCTAAAGATTCAGAAGATGGAATTTCAGTTACTTCTGCTGTGCTCCCCTCGGCTAAACCCTCTGCTCTGATTACTTTCAAATCAGGTAGTACTACCTATAGTTTTGGATTAGTAACTAAGGGATATGGAGACCCAATTGGTAGTGCTAATACTTTCCAGGTTGGTTTTTATAAACAAGCTAATACCTTGTATTATAAAATCTATTCGGCTAATGGGCAAGTACTTGAACAGGGTCCAGTAATAACCTACAAAACTGCCGATGATAACAATAATACTTCGGTAGATTACCTTGCTCTTAGTGCATTTGCTAAGAACTCGGAATATATTAAGCCGGTAATTACTGCAGGTTCCTCTTTTGAAAACCTAATTAAGTGGCTTACCAATAATATTGATGGTACTAAGAATGCTATCACTATTACCGTGGGAGATGCTGCACCTTCCGAAACAGAGAAACTGTTTAATGGTACTATCGGTAGTGCAGGTTCCACCCCAACTGCCGAAGAATGGATTGCTTCACTGGACTTGGTAAGAGACTACACAGACTTCTACCAATTGTTTATTTCACATATCTCTCAACACTTGGAACAAGATTCAGAGGTACTCAAAGTATACAAGGCTGCTGCTGATATGGCAAAAGAACTGATGGAATGGGTACTGTATATCGAAGTTCCCAAACACTTAACCCATTATACTCAAGGTACTCAGGCAAGAGATTACAAAGCTCAGGTTACTTGGGTACAGACTTGCCTTGGTACTGTAGGTAACTCTAAGTACATTGCCTACTTTGGCGGTGGACTTAAGTACTACAACGGAAATGGTAATCTCCAGGATTCCGATGTAGTGGGTACTATTGTTGGTTTGGGAGATGCCTCTGCTACTCAATATGGTCCTTGGAAATCCTTTGCAGGTATGAACCGAGGAGTTATTGGGGATGCAGTTGGTCCAGTATGCCCCAACTATGGTTCTCCTTCTCGATATAACGAACTGAACACCCTTGCTCAGAATTATATCAATGAGATGGTAATCAAAGATACTCCAGATGCAGGTAAGCAAACCATGCTATGGCATTGCTTCTCTTCTCAAGTGAAACAGGATTCTGAAAGGTTCCTTTCAATCGTAAGACTGAATCTTTACTTGAAGAAGTTCCTTCGCCCGGTACTCAACAAGTATATCGAAGAACCAAACGTTTGGAGTACTTGGAAGAGAATCTGGTTGGAGGTTAAACCTACCTTGGATTCTTTGGTAGACGAAGATGCTATGACCGAGTATATCTGGATGGGTGACCAAGATGCAACTTCTTGGGATGACCTTTCGGTTAATAACGAAGCAGATGCTCGTCAGGGTAAGTACCGTGCTATCCTTAAGTATAAGGATGTAGTTCCTATGCAAGAGGTAACTATGGAGATTGTAATCGATGCAGCTTCTAAGGCAGTATCAATCGTAGAAACAAGTAATAACTTATAAACTCATAACACAATGGGAGCAAAAGTAAAAAACCCACGGAAGAAATTCTTGTGGAGCATCATGTTCCCCAAACACCCTATCAATACTTATCTATTCCAAAGTTGTACTTTGCCGGATATTGAAATTGACCAGGTTGCTCATGGGGACGTCAATAGAGACGTTAAAACTGCAGGTAGGGTTACTATAGGTAATCTTATCGTAGAGAAACTTATGACTACTGCAGGTTCAGACACATGGCTTCATGATTGGCTTTATGCTTGCCAAGATCACATAGTTGGTGGAGGTTTGGTACCAAGCCAATATTGGGAAACGGCTATTGTAAATGAACTTGCCGAAGATGGAGTCTCGGTTCTTAATACCCACGTCTTCGAAGAGGTATGGCCATGTAAGATTACCGGCTTAGACTTGGACAGAATGGCTTCAGAGAATACCATTGAGTCCATAGAGTTCTCAGTTGGTACTGCAGATAAATACTAATTCCTTAGTCTATTTTCACTAAGATTCGGTGGAGGGGTGGGATTCCTGTGATAGGAGCTCACCCCTTTCTTGTTGTTATACGGAGTACTATGAACATTTGTAAACATTAAATATATCAAATTATGGAATTTAGAACATTTAGATTTACCGGACCTTCTGGTTTCGAATATGAAATCAGAGAACAGAATGGTGCTGATGAAGATATTCTCAGTAACCTTTCAGACATGAAGACTTTGATGAACCTTACCAAGTTCATTGCAGCAATTGTAATTAGAACTACTGCTACCCCTAATGGGAAATTAACCGTAGATGATGCCCTTAACTTACCAGTCAATGACCGTTATGCTATTATCTTCAATTCTCGTATCTTCTCTTTGGGAGAGGAAGTAGAATTCGAATATGATTGGGGCAAAGAGAATGGTGGTAAGATTACTTATGGCCAAGACCTTCATGAGTTCCTTTTCGATTACGGTACTACTCCAACTGTAGAGGATTTAAATCAGAAGCCAGATGCTATCCCTTATTATCCAGAGGGAGTTAGATTGGTAGACCATGAATACACTCTTTCATCTGGCAAGAGAATTAAATTCGATTGTATGACTGGTAAGGGAGAACAAGAGTTCATGAAGTTGCCTTTGGATAAACAAACTAAGAATGCTCCTCTTCTTTGCCGTAATCTTCACTTAGAGGTTGATGGTAGTTGGGAGAAGGTAGAAAACTTTACTCCGTTTACTGCAAAGGATATGGCTGAGATGAGAAAGCATATCTTATCTATGGACCCTATCTTCAAAGGTGAATCTCATATCACTAACCCAACCACCGGAGAAGAAAGAACTTATCCTATAGTTTGGGCACCGAATTTTTTCTACCTGACGGAAGAGTAATGTTAGAGAGTGATTTTGTTTATATCACCAGAGCCGAGATAGCCTTAGACTATTTCGGCTTTTTACGTCTTCCGTACCGAATAAGGAAAATATTCAAGGAAATGGCCGAGCAATATTATAAACAATTAAAGAAAAGAAAGTAAATTATGAATACCAGTAGGAGTATAGTAGAGGTCGGTGTTGCCATGGTTTTAAAAGACCGATTCTCTCAAGAAGCTGGCAAGATATCGGGGTCATTCAGAACAATGATGAATGATATGAATACCTGGAATAGAGGTATACAGATGTCAGCTTCCAATACAATGGACTTCGGAATGCAGCTCGTAGGGGGAATGGCAAGGGCCTATAAATACTCTGCGGGTGTTCAGAATGAAGTTTGGACTGCTTCGAAAATTGCTGGTGCTACCATTGCAGAACAAAGAGAAATGTTACAATTGGCAAAAGATGTCAATGAGATAACTCCTCTTACTGCTTCGGATGTTGCATCAGGACAAAGATACCTGGCTATGGCGGGTAATAAATTCGATGCTATTAAAGAAATGATTGGGCCAGCATCTAAGCTGGCTTCAATCTTTACAATGCCAGTGGGACAGAAAGGTGGTGTAGCTGACTTGATGACTAATATCATGTCAATGTACCAAATCCCAATGACTGAAGCCGCTAGAGTAACAGATGATTTATATACTGCAGTTACTAATGCAAATATATCTTTAACAGACTTAGCCCAGTCCATATCCTATGCAGGAGCAGATATGGCAACTGCTGGAGTAGACCTTCGGCAAACGGCTGCTGCTATTGGTGTATTGGGTGATATGGGTATACAGGGTTCTATGGCAGGTACCTCACTGGCCAATATGATTCGTTACTTACAGCTCTCTCTTGTTAACCAAAAAAAGAAAGGCTATAACGCTTTAGCAGACCTGGGCTTAAGTCCCGATGAATTCTTCGATGCTCAAGGTAACCTTATAGACCTTTACACTATCTATCAGAAGTTTGCTAAGGCCGCAGTAGATTTACCTTCACGAATCGAAACACCAACTTTCTTTAATATCTTTGGGGTTCGGGGTAATCGTGGTATGCTCCCAGTACTTAGGGATATTGCTTCTGGTAGAGATAAGATGGGTAAGATACTTGCAACTTATGACCAAAACATGGGGGCAGTAAATCGACTCAATGAAGAACGTCTTAAAACCGATGCAGGTGTAATTGACCAATTCGAATCAAGTATAGAGAACTTAACAGTTACCGCAGGTGCAGCTTTGGGTAGAATCTTTACCCCAGTACTAAATGTGGGTAACTCTATAATCAAAGTAATTAATTCTATCTCAGAAACTTGGGTTGGAGGTTTTGGTCTTAGAGTAGGAGCTACTGCAGTAGTAGTAGGTACTATTGTTGCAGGATTTAATACTGTAAGAGGTATTATTAGGTCTGTTGGGTATTTACAGACTATTGCTACTGCTTCTACCGAAGGTATGTCTGCTGCAGCAATAAAAACCAATACCCAATTTGCCATTATGGAGGCTCACATGGTAAATATGGTTAACCTTATGAGAACCATGGTTCAGCTTCAGATGATGTCAAGCGGTATTGGTATGAATTCTGCTGGTAGATTTTATAATACCAAGAATGGAAGGTATGTTAAGACACCAAATCCTGGAGTACCTTTGGCAACTTCAATGGCGGGTAATTTAGCTGGAGGGGCTTTAGCTGGAGCAGGTGCCCAAGTTGGTAGTCAAGTGGCTAGGCAAGGTGCTATAAAAGGTTTAACATCTATAGGTGGTAGACTTATGGGATTACTCGGTGGACCCTGGGGATTAGCAATTACTGTAGGTCTTCCTTTATTAATTGAGGGTATTAGTTACCTTAGTAATTCAGTAGATAGGAATACTGAAGCTCAGAATAAAGAGAAAGAAGACCCAACTACCCTTAGAGCCCAGAATGAAGAGAGATTTATTAATGCTGTTAGGTTAGCTATTAAAGAAGGTATGAGAGATTCTCGTATCAATATCTCAGTAGATGGTCAAGCAGTTGGAGATTATGCTCCAGGTTCTCAACAAGATTTTACTGGAGCTGCATTTGTAATGGGAATATAAAACTAAAACACTATGGCTAGAGTATTAAATAAAGCAGCAGGTAAGGTTGTTGAAAAGTACAATGACCTTACAAGAGATACAGCAGGTGTTCTTACGGGTCCATTAAATAAACTATGGAGAGCTCGGATATTACTCAATCGAACTCTTTCTACTCTTCCCAAAGATGATGCTCAAAAGGGTAAACTCTATACTCCCAATGGAGTAATCGGAGAAGCTCAAATATCGTCTAAGAACCCTATTCTAAATAAACAACTCCAGGCTAAATGGAGAATGGAATTACAATTCCCAAGGTTAGAAGAAGGTGAAGGGGTAGACCCAGCAAAGGGGAATAAGAATACTACTAATTACAGAAACTTCGAGGCTAAAGCAGAGGTTATATATCAGAATGAAGTAAGGATATATAACATGACTGTTAACCCCACTCAATACATTACCTTACAGAATAGACCTCCAGAAATAGATTTTAGAGGAGAAACCACATGGGCCACCATTAAATCAATGGGTCGCAATGTACCCATGTATCACTTTACTGGAGCTGAAGACATTATTCAATTCAATGTGTCTTGGTACTGTAATGACCCAGAAAATCCCGAGGAGGTAATCAATAAATGTAGGTTATTAGAGGCATGGTCTAAATCTAATGGTTACCAGGCTGCTCCCCCAATTGTTAAGATAGAATGGGGGGATTCTGGTATATTCGATAACCACAATTATATCCTTACCTCAGCAACTTATACTCTGAAGAACTTTCAGAACGGTTATCGAATAAGGATACCCGGAAAGCCAGCTACTTTTGGTAATGGTAGGTTATTGCCTGCAGCAGCAACTCAAGAATTGATTTTCAAGAGAGTAAGTGCATATAACTTATCCTATGGAGATTTTATAAATTCCGATTCACTTAAAAAGACAGGAGGTATTAAATATGATTGATGTTAACCAATACCTAAAGGGAGCTAGCCCATATAATAATGCCTATGCTCTGAAATACAACGATGGGGATTATTCCTTAGAAGCTAAACCTCCAGTAGTACCGGAATCCTCTAACGATATTCAACATACCGTTAAAGATGGGGAAACTCTGCAAAACATTGCTTTCAGGTATTATGGTGATTCTGGTAAGTGGTACATTATAGCTGAAGCTAATAAGATACTGAATCCTTTTAAGGAATTAGAAATGGGAACCCTAATAAGAATACCGACTTATGGCAGCTAAACAGAAACCTATATTGTATAAGGGAATGGGCCAACCATATTTGGCCCTTTTCAATTTTGGAGGTATGCCTATAATGAATCCTATTACAGGTATACCCCTTGGAGCGTATATAAGTACCTGGAGTTATAGATACGATGAAGAGAAAGAAAACTTGGCTACTATTACTTTCGATACGGGTAATCCCGATACTGTAGACATTGCTGAGATTCAAGAGAACCAAAATATTTGTCTTCAGTGGGGATATATATACCCAGATGGTCAATTTATATCTGGGCCCATAAAAATAATTAAGGTAAGGGAATTCGAAGCCGTATTTGATTCTACAGGTACTCATGTAACTATTAAGTGCATTGATTCTTCGGGAGATTTAAGATATCAACCTGCTTATGTCCATTCGGATATGGAAGGCTATAAATTATCTACCTATTTAGACAATGGCTGTGGGAATGCTACTGGTGTAATCATAGAAATATTTCAGTAATGGAACAACAGATAATAAGTAATAAAGTATACGAGTCACTACAGGTACCCACAGAGAATACCCGTACTACTACTGGTAAAGTACTCTATGCTAACAAATACAGTGGAGTAGCTGAAGTAGCTATGCCAGAAGATTTAAAAGCTTTAATTGATAGTGACTTTGGATTGGTGGGCAAGAACGTCTTAGTTCAATTAGAACAGAAGATGAAAGGGTACACTAATGGACCATGGTATGTGGATTCAAGGGATGGTGTTATATATATACATAATCGGAAATTCCATGAAGAACCGGTATGTACTTATACATATCAAGGAGAGAATGGGGAAGTACTTAGAGTATCTTTTGCTACTCAGAAAATAACTAAAAGAGTTAAAGCAGTATTGGCTCCATCTCTAGACCCAGATAGTAAAGATTTATCTGTATTATCAACTAACATAAATGAACCAGAGGATAAGCCTCCATTAGCTTTAAGACCTCATGTGGCTCAGGTAGATAACCTTATGGTGTCTAATATTACTGGCAATGGGTTTGAAGATTATAGAAGTCATCCTACTACTCCTACAGAGGTAATGGATGCTTGGGACACTCAGCTTCAGTATAACATGGAAAAAACTGCAGAATATAAAAAGCGGGTAGAGGAATATGAAGCAGTTGGTCCAGTAGGTGCTTATGAAGCAGGTAAGCAAAGAAAATTCGATGAAATGTCTACCGAAGAAGTACGAGCTACCATTAATCAAGCAGCTAATGAGTTACCTGACGATAAGAAGAATGCCCTTAAACAAGTGTTAAGAAATTCTAAGAATGGTAAAGAATTAGAAGCTAATCTTAAGAAGCTATTAGAATGCGAAATGTATCTTTTCGAAGATGAAGATGGTATGGAATTTATGGTAGAAGAGTATGTAGACCCCTTAGATTATGACCCAGAGGGTTATACCTCTAAACAAGCAGGAGCGGGTATAGCTTCTGGTATCAATTTTCAAGCTGGAATATTACCTGCTTCAGAGAGAGGTTTCGAAGCTTTAAAGAAAGACCCCTATACTGAAGTATTATCCGATATGGAAGTTGATACTACTAAGGGTTATGGTCAAGGTCAATATGGTAAGAGGGTTAAGGTAAGACATATGAAAAGGGTAAATCTCAAGGTACCTCTTTATAAACTTTACCATAATTTATTTAGTAGATACGGTGGTGCCGATAAGTATGCTTGGGCAGCTAATGCTAATGCCAATGGTGGTTTAAAGCAAACTGAGAAAAGGTTAGTATGTCAACTTCAGGTAGTAGGTAGACCTATGCTAGCAACTTCTCAAATAATCCGTATAGATAACGTAGGAAAACGTTGGTCAGGGCTTTGGTATATAAAACAATGTACTCATTCTATGGACGCTGGTCAAGGGTATATAACTAATATGGAATTAGTAAAGAACAATTCCAAGTCTGGCTCTGTAACTTCTAAAACTGATTTATCTACTCAAAACATCGTAGCTAATGATGCTAAAGCTAATGCTAAAACTACAAAGGGTCAAGATAAAAAAGCTTTAAGTACTTCTCAGAATCTTAATCTTAACTTTACTTATAATGAGAAAGTATACTATAATGAACATTTCTTGAATGATAAGGGAGACATAATTGATATCAAGGGTCAAGCTGAGTTTATTCGAAAGAAGGCTTATTATACTGAAGTAAATGCCGATAATCCCCAAGCCTTGGCAGAGGGTATAGTGTTATCTACAGGTAATACAGTTACCTCTAAGGGTAAGTTAATTCCTGGTAAGATATCAGTTAAACAAATCCAAGTGCCTGAAGATTATGGGGTTAAGTTTAATTATATGGCCATAGCTAATCGAGTATATCGAGACATAGCTAAAAGGCATAAGCGAATAGCAAGTCAAATCTATGTAGAAAAATAAGGGTATGAGTTACGAAACAGCAAAGATAATAACCGACGAAGGCTTAGAGGGTCTTGGTCGGTATTACTCTGTTTATAGAGGCATCGTTGTTGATAATAATGATGTAGAGAAAAATATGAACAGAATAAAGGTATGTGTCCCAGAAGTAATGGGCGGAGTATTTGCTTGGGCATATCCGAAAGGACAGCATGGTTCACTGAGCTCAGGCTTTAAATACTTAGCCCCTAAAGTTGGAGACATGGTATTTATTACTTTTGAATTTGGAGATCCCACTAAGCCTCTCTGGGAATATCATGGTTGGGGGATGAACCAAATACCTCAACCTTTAAATGGGCCAAATAAAATTGGTATAATTACACCTGAAGGTAATCTTATAGTTATTGATGATGATAGTGGAGAACTCAACTTACACTTTAATGGCCCAGTAAATGTTCATTCAGAAAAAGAGGTAGTTATAAATGCCGATGGGGATATTAATGTGGCCTCTGGTGATTCAGTAATATTAAATACGGGAGAGAATGGTGGAGTAATCAATATATTCCAATTAACCGAGAAATTAAATCAAACCATTCAAGAATTAGAACAGCTTCGTAGTATGTTTAACTCTCATGTACACTCAGGTGTAACTACTGGGCCAGGTTCTTCTGGCCCAACTTTAACTCAAGTAACTAAACCTTTCTCACAATTCGTTGTAGACGATTATGAGGATAAAACCTGCATACACTAATGGAAAAGAATTACTTTACAGACTTAGTTGGTATAGGTGTAACTTATCCTATCCAACTTACAACTAATGAAAATGGGGAAAGAGGTTGGTACCCAGTAAACGGGGATTTTAAACTTATCAGAGATAATATAAGTTCTATATTGTATTATATGATAGGTCAGAGATTTCGACAGGAAAACTTTGGTAGTAAACTATGGCAATGTATTGAGGAACCAAACTCACAAGCCCTAAGTTTTATAATTAAAGAGTTTTTAAAACAAGCCATAGGTGCATGGGAACAGAGAATAACATTCCAAAATATCACAGTTACTAGAGTTGATGCAAAAATACACATAGAAGTAGCTTATGTAATAAATGGAACAAATTCTAGTCAGTACCTCGATATCACCTATGATAGGTCAGATAATTCATTAAATACACAATAATATGGGAATCACAAATAAATGGCTTAACCCATACCAGAGGTCTTATCAACAGATTAAGGCCAAGCTGGTTGAATCTCTTATGGGGCTTAAAGACCCTCAGGGTCAGAAACTCATAACGGATTATTCGGAGGGGAATATCTTAATTATCATCCTCTCATTGTTTGCGGCAATTGCCGAAGTACTTCACTATTATGTAGATAATATGGCAAGGGAAACCTTCCTATCTACTGCAAGAAGGTATGATTCGGTAGTTAAACATGGAGCTCTGGTAGATTATCATGCTCGAGCAGCGATTGCTGCTACAGTAGATGTAATCTTATCCAGAAGTATTACTGGTAATTCCATTGGAGCTAAATTAACCATACCTCAAGGAACTCTATTTACGGATTCCAGTGGTAACTCTTGGTTATCTGCTAGAGATGTAACTTGGTATTCAAATGTAACCACATGTAAAGTACCTATAATTCAACATGAGAAATATACTGCAAGTGCTCTTAATAATATGCTAATACCTACTGGAGACAGGGTAATAGTTCACCTTGGTACATTGCCTAATGGTAAGTACTATGAACAGGGCTCTATGTCTTTACAGATAGGTGGAGAAACTTGGGTATTGGTAGATACCTTTGCAAAATCAAAGCCAACGGATAAACACTTTATGGTTTCAGTAGATGAAGCTCTTAACCCTTACATAATGTTTGGGGATGGAACCTTCGGTAAGAAACCTGCAGCAGGTGCAAAGATAACCAATGTAGTATTCTATTTAACCAATGGTTCTCAGGGTAACGTAAAGAGTAATACTATTACATCCGTACCCTCAATCATTTCTTCTTCAATCACTGATGCTACTGTAAGTAATGCTTATGATGCTGGAGGAGGTTCAAACTATGAGAACTTTACAATGCTCAAGGAACATATACCTTTGAGTGTAAAGACTCTGGGAGTAGCAATTACTAAGGAGGACTTTGAAAGCTTAGCTATGTTAGTAGATGGTGTAAACAAGGCTAAAGCCGATTATGAATGCGGTAGAAAGCTTACCGTATACATTAGCCCCGATGGTGGAGCTGTTGCATCTTCTGAATTAATCAGTAGAGTATATAATCTTCTATCTCAAAGGGCCCCTCTGACTACTTGGCTAAAAGTTAAGTCTGCAGGCAAGGTTCAGATTATTCTAGAAATGAACGTTACCGGTAAGAAGTCTTATAAGACGGCAGAGATACAAACTCAAATTCTTACGGCTTTATATAATGCCTATTCTCCAGAACAAGCTCAGATAGGTGGAAGCGTAAGGGTATCAGACATCTATGCCCTAATAGATAATCTGTCAACTGTAGATTATCTACATCTAACCAAGTTTTATATTAAACCATGGCCCACTACCATTTATGGTAATAAAGAATTAAGCCTTGGCCAGTTTAAGTTGAATAAGGCAAAGGGGTCAATGACCTACTACATAACCTTCAATTCCTCAACTACTTTTACGGTACGTTCAGTATCTAATGGCTATACGAATACTGGTACAGTTGGTAATTCAATTCAGATTATTGATAAGGCTAATGGCTTTGATTTCTCTTTGGATATACAGAACAATAGTTATCAATCTGGATATAGATATTCTATTACCGTATCTGAACCAAACCATGACTATGAAGATCCAGGTTTCAACTTACCAGTATTCGAGAATGCTTCACAATTAACATTAACAGTTAACGAAATAGTATAATGATAAACCTCAAAAATCTAATCGACTTTTTACCATTCGAATATAAGGACCAAGATACTTATAAGGTAAATGGTAAAGGCATCTTAGAGAGGTTTCTAGAAATTTGTGGAGAGCATTTTGAAGATTATATTACAAAGGATATTGAGAATATATTGGATATTATCGATATAGATAAAACCCAAGATATGTATCTTAATTTCCTTTGGCAATTTCTTGGAGAAATGCCCTTTGCTTATGGGAACACGATAGATGCACAGAAATGGGCAGAGTACTTTAATGGGTTCTACTCGGATAGTAAACTCCAGGAGTTATCAAAGCTTTGGATAATACCCAAAGAGGGACCTTTTACTTTAACCAGTACTCAGGTAAGAAACATCTTGAGATATTCGGTATCTCTTTTCAAAATAAGGGGTACATCAGAATTTTTCGAGATCATGATGAGGTTATATGGGTTAACCTGTGTAATAACAGACCCAGCAAAAGCCGATGGGTATGATGGTTGGATAAAAGGTCATCCCCACTTTGACCAATACTATCAGTACGATAGTAAATATACCTTTGATAACACCTTTGATTGTTCTCAATGTATTTCCGTAAGTTTTAAACTTACTGGTCATGGGTATACTTCTAATTCTGAGGCTTTTAAAAAATTTAGGGAAGCCGTAGAAAGTTTTTTTACTAGATTCATACCTTATCATGTATCCTTCACTATAGATTACGGTTTTGTAGTAAATGATGGGTATTCGATTAAGGCCGAGTTGGTAAACCCAGACCAACCCAACTTAGTTACTTCAGAAGTATATGAAGTACCAGTATTGGTAACTGTAACCTCAGATTGGGTGAATGCAGATTTGAGATATCAAGTATCGAGTGATAGAATTAACTGGGGTTATACTAAACATGAAAGTGGTTCGGTATTTAATATTCCAAGGGCTGGTACTTATTACTTTCGAAGCGTTGGGGATAATTCTAAGATAACCCAAATTACCGTAAGGCAGGAAACTTATAACCGTTCATATATTATTTCTTGTGAGCCCATAACTGGCAAAATAACCCCAACTACTTTAAAGGTTAGTACAAGAGTGATAGCTAGAGTATCCTATAAAGGGACAGAGAAACTTTGTAATGTTCGATTAGTGGGTACCGATCAAGTAAAAATATCGGGCTCAACTTGGGAATTTACAAAACCCGGTACTTACTTTTTTGAGATTGTGGAATTTCCTGTAAAACAAACTTCATTTGTAGTAACCCAAGAAGAAGTTACTTATAAGGTAAGATGTACACCCTCAGAATTTAGAGTTGGAAATAATCAAACTATGAAGGATGCAGTTACTACTTTAACCATAACTTCAAATTACCCAGAGTCATTTACTGGAGAATTATATTGTAGGTTAATAGGTAACCCTAAGACTTTCAAGAATGGGGATAAATTTATTGCTAACAGCTATGGTACTTATAAATTCAAATGTACTTTAGATAAAAGAGAAACTGATGAAGGTGTGGGTATCTTTGAAGTAGTTTCAGGTAAAACTGCTATATATAGGATCAGTATTAATCCATCTACATCTACTCTATATAACGGTTCTGCAAAAACTACCGTAATAATACAATGTATTTCGGGTAATGGTGATGATTACCGAGTTAAAGTAGTAGAAACTGGGGAAACCTTCAATGCTGAAAACGGGTATGTATATACTACTAATAGAGCAGGTACTTATACTTTCCAATCTGTAGCCTACCCAACTGCAAAGACTACTTGGGTAGTTAAGAATACCCCAGTTGTATATCAGAACAAACTAAAGATAGTTCCTTCAGATCCTTCAGATTCAAAGTGGAAAGAACCTAACTGGTCATTACCCGAAAGCCAAATTGATGATACTTATGCAGTATATCAGTTATTGGATGAAGTATCAGCTTGTAAATTTAGCCTTGAAGAAATGAAAAACGGGGTCAATGTAAGTGGTACTGCAACTTGTGATGAAACTGGGGAAACCTATAATCTTGAATCCGAGATTGTATTAACTAAAGCAGGTACTTATACTTTTGTGGCAGATGATGGTTCTTCATTAAGGTGTCAAGTAATATTGGAAGATTACCCTACTATTATAGAATTAACCGTTGACCCAAGTTATGCCGAATTAAAGGGTACCATTAAACAAGTGTATTGTTTAATTAGGTGTAGTTCTAATAAAGATGGATTCGATAGTAGAGTTAGACAAGTTGGCAAAGTAACTACTTTTGATGCTGGTGGAGCCGGATATGAATTTACTACGGCTACCACTGGAGAATACATTTTTGAATCAGTTGCCGATACTTCGGTACGGGCTAAGTTTACGGTAGTAGATGCTGACTTATTAAGCGTTAATCCTCAAAAGTTGGAATGGGAATCAGATGACACTTCCGAGAAGACATTTACCATTACCACTTATAGTAATCAAATGTGGAAAATTGAAGAAGTATGATAAAGAGTGCAATAGACAATGTAACAGAGACTACTACTCAATCTCTGTTCAAGACTTCAATGATTGGTTTATTTGGAGAATGTACCCAAACTATTTATGACCTTAGGTGGATGATATTACTTGCCATAATATTGATACTTTCAGATTTATGGTTTGGTATATCTGCAAGTAGAGTACAAGATATAGTCATTCGAAAATCTAGAGCTGGAAGAAGAACTCTAAACAAAATAGTAGATTATATCTGTTATGTTCTACTTGGTGCTGTACTTGGTAAAGCTATTGGGGAACCCTATGGGATGAACCCAATAGTGGTATCAATAACGGTTATGGTAATATGCTACTGTTTCGAAATAGATAGTATTTATGGGCATATATGTGAAATACATGGCATTAAAAAACAATATAGTATCTGGAAGATAATCTTTAAGCTGTTAACTCTCAAATTTAATGAACTCGGAGAAGCTTTCAGGGATATGGCAGAACAAAAGAATAACTTTAAAAATACAAAGAACAATGAAAACGTACTTTAAGTATGAAGGTATAATCAAATCTAAGGAAGCAGCCGAAGCAATTGCTGCCCCTTCTGGTTTGGGGCCATTCTGTGGATTTGGCTCAGCCACCATAAATGGTAATAAATTGGTTGTTTCTCCTCAGGGAGTTTCTGGTAGTAAATTTGCTAATGTAATTAAGGATAGGATTACAGCAAGGTATATGTCTAAAGATTCTGAAGATGGAGAATTACCCGATATAAATTTTGGGTGTATTTCAAGAGATGGCTATATATTTATCTCTGATGAACAAACATTGACCATCGAGAATATTCAGGGAACCCAAGGGTCCACCGATGAAGTATTACTGTTTGCAGTACACACTACTATCTCCGAACCCGTAGATAATCCAGTAGATTTTGTAGCTTATTGGAATGAATCTTCAGAAAGTTTCTATGAGTTATATAAAAAATCTCTAGATATATACTACCCAATTTCTGAAGAGAATCGTAATCCCAATGTACTTAATAATGATATTTATTCGGATTATAGTATGACTCTTAGTAATCTTCTAGAGATGGTAGAGACTGCTTGCCCTTATTATTCTAATAATAAGAATTCTGTTGTTCTTATTGGGATATATGGTAAGGGTACAGATGCTATGACTAAAAGAAATGAGAACTTTGCTATTGTACCCTATCAGGGCAAATTCCAGGAGATCCCATATACTACTGCTACTCACAGTATGATGAAAGAATCCATAACTAAAGTAGAGAAAATGAATACTGGGTTTCCGGTAGAGGATGAAAATGGGAATCTATTGAATATTAAGCAATACATTGATGGGCAACTAGAAGCTCTCAGAAAGGAATTCTCTGATTCTTTGAATACTGCTAGTTTACCCATAGGTTCAATAATTTTATGGGAAACCGATGTAATCCCTGAAGGATGGGCTGAATATACAAAGGCTTCAGGTAGGATAGTAATAGGATATCAGGCCGGAGGTATTCAAATTGGAGACGAGATGATGCTACAGAATATTGGGGATTTCTATACTCCCACTAAAGGTAACTTTGTTATTAAATTGAAAGGCGATGATTTACCAAGACATAGGCATGCTCTTGGTGTATCTAAAGGTAAACAAGATGATGCCAATACCTGGGAGAACGTTCGTCCTCAATCTTTCTTTAATAGGGAGACAGGGTTGAATGGTGATTTCGGTAGAGGAACTCCTACCAAGGGTATTCAAGATGGTGCTATCGTAGTAAGCTGGAACCTATTAGGGGAATCTTTCTTACAAGAAACTTCGGTAGAAACTTTGGATATTGAAAAATTGCCACCGACTATTACTTTAAGATATATTCAAAAAATATCATAGGTCGTAATTAGTTGTTAATATAACTCATGTGTATTATTTGTATTGTCTAAGTAAACTCTTGTTTTGTTTTTGTTTTGCATAGTTTGTTTAGAGTAAACACTCGGAAAGGGACGTTTCCCAACGTCCCTTTTCTTTTGTGTTAATATCTAAGTTCTTCTTTAGCTCGGTCTTCCCAATATTGTATATCTTGTCTAAGTTCTGATATATATCTCATAGATTCATTAGTCTTAGGCATTTCGAAAAATTCGATAAGCATTATATTAGTTATTCGAGTACTATTTTCAAGCCTTTCCTTGATAAAAGGGGGAGGAGTAATTAATACCTCAAACAAAAGATAGGCATCTGGAGAAAGCTTATCCTTCATATAAGTATACATCATATCAAGCATTTCTGATTTAGCTTTCTCTTCTTCGGTATCATCCTCTAATTCTTTATCATTATCGAATAAGTCATCGAGTTTAAAGAGGCTTTGATTATACTCTGCCTGTTCTCCGTATGCAGAACGAAGCAATTTATTTTTGAATGTACTAAGTGATGCAAGGATTCTTGCTTTAAGATGTTCTTCAGTACATTCACCATAGTATTTGTTGAAAACAAATAACATCTTATCCCAGAAATAAGATTGGATAATATCCGGTGTAAGATTAAACCGTTTATAATCAATCTGTCTGGTAAGGTTTCTAATTACTGGCTTACAAACTTTATAAAGTTTGTTGAAAGTAGCTTCATCATATTCTTGCATAGGTTTTAATCGATGAAGCTCTGAACCGTTATTTCCTTTACTTTTTCCCATGTTTTTAAATATTCGTTATGCAAATATAAGTATTTTTTCTTATATAAAATAATAATATTAAATATTCGGGAGCTTAAGGTAGTGGATTAGTAGTTTCTAGATAGATGTCAACATACTTAGAACTATCTCGGTACTATCAAAATCTATTAGTTTATATAATATTGCAATATAGATATGAAGAAATTTAAAGACAACATCAAGTTCAGTTTTTCTCCTGAGTTTCAGTTCGAGATACTCAGGTTTGTTTTAAAAGATAAGGAAGGAGGATTAGTACTCAAAAGGATTAAATCCAATTACCTGGTTCTCATAGAACACTCCCTTATCTTCGAGGGTATATCAAAATATTTTAAGAAGCAAGGCAGAATGCCCTCCGAGAATATCTTAAAGGAAGTATTAAAAGAGTTACTAGAATCTAAAACCTATGTGGATTTGGTAACTAAAGATGATATACCCAATATCAATAAACTAATAAGTAATCTCTATCATATACCCCTATCGGATTCTGATTATATAAAAGAAAAGATATATCAGTTCTCTACTTATGTTGAGATGAAGAACTTAAATGATTCCTTCGATTTGGATAACTTCGAACAATACGAAGAGTATTCGAGGAAGATTGAAAAGGTACTTCAGAAAAGTAAACCTAAGAAAGAAGATGAACCTTTATATATGATTCGGGATATTACCGAGAGACAGTTTAGAAGACAATCAGAACCTTCAGTTATACCTTGCCCATTTAGGCAGTTGAATGAACTAACTAATGCAGGAGGTTATCCAGAGCATTCTGTTAATGTGATACTAGATAAACCCAAGGCAAAGAAAACCTTCTTTATGGTAAACCTTGCAAGAGGTTATCTCAGAATGAAGAAGTCAGTATTATATATTGATACAGAAAATGGCCAAGAACAAATCATGGACCGTTTTATTCAATCCAGTATCAATAAAACTAAGAAGGAATTATACTCTGGTGAGTATGATAAACTTGAGGCAAAGCATTTAAGGAAACTTGCAAGGTTTGGAGTTGAATTAGTAGTTGAGCGTGTACCAGCAATGATTACTAATACCACTTATATAAGGGAAAAGATAATTCAACTTCGTAATCAAGGAATCGATATTAAAGTTCTTATGGTTGACTACGCTGGTAAACTTGCATCAATAGCGGGGGATAGGGAAGATTTCGAAAGAATATCTAATGTATACGTAGATCTTCAGAATCTGGCAGAGGAATTACATTTAGACATTATATGGACTGCTCATCACATTACTCGTGAAGGTAAAAAGCATAGGCTTACTCGGTATGATGAGAATGATATCTCTGGTTCAATTGCCATTGTTCGTAATGCCCAGGTTATCATGGGTCTTAACTCTACTGAGCAAGAAGAGAAAGATAATATTCTTCGAGCTGAGATAGTAGTACAAAGGGATGGTCTTCCTTCCGGTAGAGCATTATTCAAATGCGATGTCGAAAGGCAAAGATGTACGGAATTTACAAGGGAACAACGTAAACAATATGATGAAGTGTATTCTGGAGTATTAGATTCTATGATGAAGAGTTCTAAAGATAATCCCTCTGCAAATAAAGAAAAGTATGAGAAGAAATCAGGTGATATCTAAAAGAAAGTTAATCTCTAATATAGTAGGGTGGCCAGATTATTATATTTCTAAGAGAAGTAGGTTATATAGATACTACCCTAAAAGAAAAGTATGGATGTTATTAAAAGGTACCCTCAATCGGGGTAGGATATATCATATATTAAGAGATAGTAATAAACATAAAAGGATTCAGGCTTCTAGATTAGTAGCCTTAGCTTGGGTACCTAACCCAGAGAGTAAACCTCATGTATGTCATAAAGATAATAACCCTTGCAATAATATACATACTAATCTTTATTGGGGTACACAGAAAGAAAATATACAACAGTGTATCAGGGATAATAGATTTAGACCTCAAGGTAAAGTACCCATATCTAGAAAGGATATACTTAATCTTAATAAAGATTATTTAAACGGTGTTACTATAAAGGAACTAAAACAGAAATACAATATAACCCATATTCATAGATACGTTAAAGAAACTAAAAAGAGATATAGATTAGGACATGATAGGGTACGAGAGTTAATTAGGGATAAAGCCAAGGGTTACTCCAATAAAGAATTGGGAGAAAAGTATAAGCTAAGTAAAGCTAGTATTAGTCACTACTTAAATAGAAGTTTATGAAAATAACAAATCAGTTTAAGTCTAAGCTCAAAACTTATTTCATTAAAAGACTTGGAGCTTTTGAATATCGACATGGCTGGATGCGTATACCAACTTGCCCCTATTGTGGGAGAGAACATAAGTTGGGAGTTAACCTTTCTATGTATAGAACCAATTGTTTTAGATGTAATGCCCATCCTTCTCCTGCTCAACTAATAATGGATATAGAAGGATTTACTGAGTACCATGAACTAATTAATTTTTTGAACAATGGCCAATTTGATGAACTACAGTTTAAGGAAGAGAAAATCGAACTTGCCGAAAGTAAGCCAGTATATCTCCCTGAGGGATTTAGAAACATTTCGCTCGGGGATAGCCAACTTGCAAAAAGCATTCGGGGATATATCAAGAAACGCGGATTTAGCCTCGAGAAGTTTTCAAGATACGGTATCGGCTATGGAACAAGCGGCTCAACATATGGGTACCTTATCATCCCGTTTTATTATCGAGGACAACTTAGGTATTACAATGCCCGAAATGTTATCGGCAAAGGGCCCAGATATAATAACCCAGACAAAGACATCACCGGTTTGGGAAAACAATTTATCATCTTTAATCATGATGCGTTGGAGATGTATCGGTCGGTATTCATTTGCGAAGGGGCACTTAATGCTCTCACAATTGGGGATAGAGCAATTGCCACAATGGGCAAAGCTATTAGTCAGTACCAAGTCAATGAGTTACTTAAATCCCAATGCGAAAGATTTATTATATTGTTGGACCCAGACGCAAAAGAATATGCCATCAACTTGGCTCTCAAGCTTGTTGCATATAAAAAAGTCAAGGTGGTGTTTTTACCAGAGGGTTTTGATGTAAATGATTTGGGAAAGAAACAAACACTTAAGCTAGTATATCAAACAAGGTATCAAAGTTATCAAGAACTGATTCAAATCAGAAACTCTTTGGAGTAATGAGTTCCTATTATATTATAAAATAATATATTTATGCGTGAACCATCTATCCATATAACTAAGTCTCAATTTGAGGAAATATTAAATACCCTAGAGGTAGATAATTTCCCAGTTGAGGCTTTTTTTGTTATTGCTCGAAAGGAGGCAATAAATCATAGAGCAGTCTTAGTTTCTAACAATAAGAATACTAAGCGAGTTAATAACATATTACTAGCATCTAAGGGAGATGCTGCCCTTGTTGCTGATATTTTATATGCAATTCGTATAAAGTTAAAGCATCGGGGAGTTCGGAAAATAAATGAAAGTAATTCTCGAGAATGGGCAAATTGTAAAAAGCTTGCAGAGGTATGTAATACCTTCTGTGAAGATTTCAAATTTGATACCCGGGAAGGTTTTATTAAATACATTGAGACTGGGTTAAAGAGGATGACTGATTATCGTAATGTTATGCAAAGGTTATTATCCATGCAAGAAAACATCACTAATCAAATAGATGCCGAATTAGAATTACAGCATTCAGATTTGGAACTTACTAAAGAGATACATGATTATTTCATAGGTAAGATTGCTAAGGCAACCGGTATATATGAGTCTTATGAAAATCAACCTGAGAAGTATGTACACTTTGCAAAGGTAGGTGAATTCCTAAAAGAGGAGGGCTGGGATTATAAGACATTCATAGATGCTCAGTTTGAATCTCTTGCATGGTGCAATGGGTTACCAGATATTGCACAAATGTATACGGATAAAGCAATTGAAAGATACAATAAGTATTTATATAAATATAAGAATAAACAACTACTTGAAGGTGAACCAGAAGTTGAAGGTTCCCTTTGGGATAAAATAAGAAAATGATATGAAAGGTTTACAATTTTTCGGAAACAGAGTAGAGGATGCAGCTAATGCTTTTATAGATGTCCTCAAGTATTCAGACCCATCCGTGGATTATCCAGATTTTAAGGATATCGACCCTTGGCCTGATGAGATAATTAATATGTTCTATGTGATTTGGAAGAATGCCAAGTTCTCAGAACTAAGTGCAATTATTATGTATACCCAACAGTCTTCTAGATTCGAGGAGGTATCAGAATTGATGTTGGGTATTGGTTTGGTAGAGATGAGACACCTTGATAAGATATCGGACTTTTTACAAAAGGCAGATCCCTATGAGGATTACTCTACCATGAATATTAATCCTACAATTGAGATTGGTTCTACTTGGGAACAAGCTTTAAAGATTGCTTTGAATTCCGAGATAGAAACTATTGGTCACTACAAGAAAATCCAAAGAGCAATTGCTCAATACGAGGAACGTCCAGATTACGATGATGTGAATTATTTCCTTGAGAAATTGATTGCCGATGAGGAACATCATATCAAACTTCTTAAGGAAGCAATGGGCATGGATAAAGCCACTAAGGGTGTAACGGTAATTATCAAATGAGTAAGATAATTATTCAGAATGGGAATATGTGCGAACTTGACTTACCTCTTAAGTTCGCACAGAAACTTTATAATGAGTTTGCCATTCGACATCCGAATGCTTTCTACTTACGTACAAGGCAAAGAGGTATGCAGAATTGGGACGGTAAGATTCATTACATCACTAAGACTGGGCAATTTAAAATAGGTTTACTTCCCAAAGTATACGATAGGTGTATTGAGATGGGGATTAAACCTAAAGTTGTAGATATGAGACAACCTTTACCTAAAGTCAGTAAAGTAGTTACGAATATAGGCAAATATAAATTAAGACCAGAGCAAGAGAAAGCTGTTAAGGCAGTTATCAATAATAAGATAGGGAATACACCTTTTCATATTGGCGTATTAGATTACACTGTTAATGCAGGTAAAACACTTATCATGTCGTCTTTATATTTATCCTATAAGAAGCAGTTAAAGACTTTGCTAATAACTAATGATTCGGATTGGTTAAATCAAGCTAGAGAAGAATTTAAGCAATATCTCCCGGGAGAGGATATTACTTTTGTTCAAGGTAAGGTTTTAAATTGGAGTAACTTCACCATAGGTATGGTTCAATCTATTTCGAGAAATATGAGATTCTATCAAAAGGAATTATCTCAAATAGATATGGTACTTATAGATGAGGCTGACCAAGGAGGTAGTAAGCAATATCAGAATGTAATCACTCGGTTATTTAATACCAGAATTCGTATAGGATTATCTGGTACGATTTATATGAGTAAGCTTGCTAAGGATAAGGTTAAGAATATGAACCTTGAATGTTTCTTTGGTAAAGTACTCGCTGAGTTCAAACTCAAGGACTCTATCAAAAAAGGTTACTCAACAAAAACCGTTGTAAAGATGGTACCTGGTAAACCCTGGTATGGTAATTGGGAATCTGATTGTATTTCCTATAAGGAAATATACGATGATTCAATCACCAATTGTTATACAGCTTGGTTAATGGCTTATAATAGATTACTATGGAACCTTAATCAAGGCAGATACCCTGCTCTCGTAGTATGCAAGCATATTGCACATTGTGAAAATCTATATAAGTTCTTTAAAAAGAAACTGGGCGATGCCTATAATATTGCCTATGTGCATGTTAATACTCCATCTAAGTTAAGACAACAAATAATGAAGGATTTTAGAGAAGGTAAAATAGATATCTTGGTATCAACTACAATCATTGCTCGAGGTAAAAACTTTCCTAAGCTTAGATACTTACTGAATGCAGCAAGCATGGATAGCCAGGAAAAATCTATTCAGTTCCTCGGTCGTTTGGTAAGAACTGATAAATCGAAAAAGAAAGTATACCTTGATGACCTTCACTATCCCGGGAATTATTTAGATAGGCACGGTAAACATCGGAAGCAATATTATCAGAGACAAGAATTGAAAGTAATACTGTTAGATAAGCTATGGAAGAAACATCCTAACCATAGCCTTATTAAGAGTTAACTAGAAGTACTATGAGTATTTACTTTTTCTCCGTAGGAGGAAAAGAAGATTACAGTTAATAAGCATATAGGCATTATGAATAATGATAAACTAATATGTATCAGAGATGAAGATGATACTAAACTAACTACTCTCTTATCAGAAGGTTGGAGGATAATCCAAATCTCTGCATCAGGTATTTATTGCTGGGTACTCTTAAGGAAAACCCAATAACACTAAAAAGAAAATCAAAGGCTTTCAGTGATGGAGAAATATATTTTAATTACGCGGTGGTTATTATGATAATAATACTCGCTTTAGACTTCATACTTTCTAAGGATGGCTATCAATGCCATTCATGTAAGAAACGTTTTCATAAAGAGGATTTGGAAATCAAGGGATGGCATTTCAAAGAATGGGTCTGTCCTAATTGTAAACACCTTAATTATACTTATGATGAGGAAGATTAAAGAATGGTTTAAGTCTCTCGTTGTTGGGGAGGTACCCAACCCTAAACATGTATTCAACTGTAGAGATTTGATATGGATATCAAGCTTGGAAACTTCTCAAAATACTCCCGAATGCTTTACTCATTATTTCTATCTGTACTGGAGTAATGGTATGGTAGTCAAAGTATGTCAAGAGAGTCATGATAGAAATTCATACCAAGAATTATATAAACTCAGGGAACTATTTATTAATAACATGGGTTATTCCTATGTTCCCATAGAGGATAACAGTGAAATATACATTTTTATAAACGTAAAAAAGGACATATAATGGCTAAGAAAAAGAAACAACTTCCTGACTTATCGAAGCAAGATATTCTTACTCCCATAGATGTAAGTACTCTGGGGACTAATGGAGACCCTTGCTTTGGTATTGGATATGATTTATCAACTAAGGAATGTAAACTATGCGGAGACTCAGAGCTATGTGCATTCAAGATGTCACAGAACTTGAACATTACAAGAAAAGAACTTGAACAGAAGAATCAATACAAGGATTTGGATGTACTTGAAGATACCGTGGGTATCAAGAAATACATCCGAGGCTTGATTCGGAAAGGGAAAGAAAGAAAAGAAGTTATTACCAAAACCGTTGAGAAATTCGAAGTACCAAGAAAACGTATTAGAGAACTTTATAAAGAGTGTACTAAATAATGAAACCAATAGAGATGATATGGGCTATGTTCAAGGTATACCTTAACAACCCAAATTACTATGTGAAACAAGAGGATATACTTGCTAATGTA